GAAACGTGCCCGTTGTTATCGATCTTGACGCTGTACTGAGCGCTTAAACCATTAATACTAGAGGCTTGCTGACTGATCGACGTGGTATGTCCGGTAACAGTAGTTGATAGAGTTGTGATGGTGCTGCTCAGAGCGCTATCGGCGGTTGCTCTTGTGGTCGCCTCGCTCAAGAGTTGCGCCGAGGAAGCCGCGTTACCAGCAACGTTTTCTACAGCGCCTATACGAGTGAGCAGGCTGTTGCCTGAGTACACGGACGAAAAGCCTGTGAAGGCTTCTAGAGGATCGATCTTCGCAATTGGTGTTGATAGTGATGTCGCTAGCTCACTTGAGGTTATCGAATTCGATAGCGTCGTCAGAAGGAAACTAACATCTAGAGCGGTTTGCCCCTGAGTACCTGTACCGGAATTGAACGGTCCAGCTATCCCATTTACGTTAATCGCCCTGACCCAGTAGTAAAATGTTTGACCCGAACCTACGGGATCAGCGTAAACCCCAGTGAACCCCGATACCTGAGCCACCATTGTTGCCGCAGCAATGTCATTTGAAGTGTGCCGCCACACCTCAACGAACGAGTGACCTTGGTACAAACTAAGGTTCCAAGACAGGATTATATTTTGGAACGCCCCAGAAGCTTGAAGGCTGGTCGGTGCGGGAGGAACATCTAGGTTGGGTACGTTATTGACGATAGGAACCAAATCCCCCGTCGATGAGAATCCAATCGACCCGCTCTTAAACTGAACCAAATTCGAGTCCAGAAGATCTTGGAATGTCACTGCTCGCTGCAAGGGATCGCCTCGATGCCCAAGCAGAACGTCTAAGTTCTCTTTTACGCCATCACCGAACCGCTTATCCTGTGCGGACCAGCCCGGAGGGACCATGAGGTTGCTGTTACGAGGCACCTATTTCCCCCGCAGATTCATAGACACAAACCTCATTCACCGATACAGAACCCTCTATCTGAATCTCAAACTCATTAGCTTTGTACCCGCCGGGAAGCCTGAACAGATCACTGCTCGTTACCGTTTCAGTGTGCTTCAGATTTCCGTCAGCGTAGATCTTGAAGGTAGGAGCTGGTGAGTAGCTCAAGCACTCGAGCTTAGCCACCCCAGGATTGATTGGTCTTTGCGCGTAAAACTTTTTGCTCTTCCATGTGTATGAAAGGTTTGACCCGACAGCAAATTTAACCACGGAACCGCCCACGACTAAGTACAGCTCATCGTTTTCCAGATCGTTGTGACCAGCGGTAGCATAGAAATCTAGCTTCACGAAGCTATTCTTTCCCCCTCTAGGATCGAATATGAACCCCTTTGATTCCGAGTCGCTCGAGTAGAAGCCTAGGTAGTAACCCTCCCAATGGAATCCCTTAATGGATGAAGGAGATAGTTCCTGCCATTGGTCTCGAGACAACACACTTTCTGTAGCCACGGACAGACCGTTGTCGCGAGCCGCGACCAGACCATCTGGGCTTGCATACATGACAAAATCACCCATATCCACGACGCTTCGCTTACTGACGCAAGATAAGGTGCTATCGATCTCGATCATCGACATGCTCGATGGGTCTAATCCCTGAATCAGCGCTGGCTTTTCTTTGGTAAGCACCAACAACCCCGTGTTCAAAGGAGCCAGTGCAACCACGTCGCTCTTGATCGTCAGCTTGTACGAATCCGGGAACGCATGAGGCTGAAACGCCTCAGAGAAACAAACCGTTTGACCGGAGAACCCTGCTAAAAATCCATTAGGCATGCTAACCAAGCCAAGCAATGGACCGTCTTTGTGATCAGCCGTAACCTCATCAGGAGGAGCGGTCCACGAACCTGACGGGATAGCCTCCCCCAAGTTAGCGTCTGTGACTGTATCGTTGAACGACGCAGTCGCAAGCGCGATATCTGCGACGAACCTGAAGGTTCCGTTTGGATCTGTTCGATACAATCTCTTCTTGAGCAAGTTATGGTTGCCCGAAGGATTGCTTGGGAAGGTAACCGTTACGGTCTGGTCCGAATACACGTCCACAATCTGAGAGGTCAGCGCTCCGCTTGGCTCTCCCTCTTCTCCATAGTAGCTAACGTAAGTAAATACATACGCTCTAGAGATGGGGGTTTCTTCATCTGCTTTGCTGGTGTTGCCCACTAAAGACACCGATGCCAAATTTTCAGGAGCGGGAATACCAAGCTTGTAGTAAGTGTTATTACCAACCAGAGATGAAGTCGTCATGCGAGGGTAGCCAGTAGCACCACCCATACCCGACAAATAGATCCTTTCGTGCTGATCTTCCGCGATGGGACTACGAACAATATCCAGATCATCATTGGACCCGATCCACGCCGAGTCGCTGTACTTGAACAGCGTCTTTGTCGCAGCAGATACCGAGTAGCTACCAACAGGCGTTATCGACGCTGAGCTATTGCCCGCCCAAGGGTCCAATCGACCAGAGTCCAATCGAGTGTTGATGGCTTCTTGCGCCATATCCTCTGGAAGCAAGCGGGCAGATATGCGCGGAGCCTTGCCGGAAAATGTTTGAAGCTTAAACCCTGTCACTTTCCTACTCCCTTGATTCGTTCATATGATCTTCCGCCGGACAGCCCAAGCATGCCAAGAAGCAAGGGCATCATTACGCCCGCATCCGCTTGAGGGATGACAATGCCAAAACCGGCACATAACGGAGAAACCAAGAAATTTACGAATAGCCCCAGCACACAGCAATAACCCGCTAAGGGTCTCCAGCTCGATTGAAACCAATTGCCCTTGGCGTCCAGCTTCAAAACCTCTATCTGCTGGAGCGCGATTTCCTGACCATGCTTCTGCGACATAGTCGCGATCTCATGAGCCAAGGCTGCTTTCTGATCGGCATCAGGCACGAACTTGTCCAGCAGACCCGTCACGGGACCAATCAAATCTCCAAGAATCTTCATGACATCTCACCGTAGACTAGTATGTACAACAGCCCTGTATGTGTATTCGCGCCGACTGCCGTTTGCCTGCCAGACGCGATGTTTTGAGTTGAGGAATTGCTGTGGAAGTCATTGCCCCAGTAGCTCCAAGATGTCTGAGCAGGCGCACCGCCACGCCAGCTATCCCCCTTACCGCTTGATAGATTCCCATCAAAAAAACAAAGCACCTGCGTGTCGTTGTCTGAATCAGCGTTCTCACCTATAACGCAGAAAGAGTCTGCGTGACCAGATATGCCAGTGCCCCCAATGTTTCCAGAAGACGCTGACGTTCTAACAGCGGAGTAACCGTTACCACCAATTACCATCTCCGTGATGCCGGGACTTACCGCTGAGACCTGAGAGTCTCCCGAGCTGCTGCCGTGATTACTTACCCCAAGATAATTATTAGCGTTCATTGCAGTGCCTATTCTTTTTAGGATGTCATAAATGCTTTCGTTACCTGAAGTATTCCGGCTGTTGCTGTAATTTGTTTCGTAGACCGCATAGATAGAGTTAGAAGACGGAGTGGTTAAATTTCCGTTGCCGTTTATGTAAGCGAACTTCGTGACGTTGGTGCAATCAAAGAACGCCTTGTACACGCCTTCGCCATCGCCTATAGCGGTTCTTGAACCCGCGCCTGTTGATGATTTAGTGGCACTCAAGAATGAAGATGTTCCGGGGTTCGCAAAATGCGCCTCGGTACGGCTTGTTGATTTAGTTCCTGTAGCCGCCATCAAAATATGCCATCGCGGGCCAGATGCGACTGTGGCTCCTTTACCGATAAAAAAGCTCGTAGGTAGGCTCACTTACCTAGACCGTGAATCCAGTAGCCGAAGCAAGCGTAATGGTGCCGCTGTGACCAATCACCGAAACTAGCCAGTAAACGTGATCCGCCCAAGTCGGCTCCGTAGCCGCAGGCCATTTCGTGTTTGATCCAAAGCTAGGGGTTCTGCCGCTCGCAGCATTCATCTTGATCATGGTGATCTTACCTTCAGCGAGGTTCGTAAAGCTGAAGGTCGTTGAAGCTGACAAAGTAATGATATGAAGGGGCTTGTTCATATCGATGTTGTGCGTGGACGATACAGAAGCCGTTACTTGTTCTGGCTGTAAGCTCGAATAATCACCACCACTAATGTTGTTGGTGTTGATGATCAAGTCTCCACCGAGCGTCAGACTGCTCGGCGTTGTAAGAGCGCCTGACAATTTAGCGGATGTGACACTTGTATTCGCTAGTTTGGCGGTCGTGACGTTGGCATCCGCCAGTTTTGCGGTGGTCACGTTGGCATCCGCCAGCTTTGCGGTGGTAATCGCGTTGTTCGATACGGCTGCTGAACCGATAGCGTTGTCTGCGATTAAAGCGGTTGTGATCGCGTCGTCAGCTATGGCTGCGGAAGTCACAGCGTTGTCTGCAATGCTAGTCGCTTTGATCTTTGTTGTCGGCATGTCAGGCTCCTAACACGGGTCGAATGTCAGGGAAGCCTTCATGCTCGGGCCAGTCACGCAGCGCTTGACGGTATGCAAGAATGGCATCACGGTTCTTATGGTCTTCTGGAGCAAAGTAAATCCAATCTGTAGCTTGCAGCTCTTCGTCACGCCACTTCTTAGCCGCCCGCGCTGGGCTTAATACTGTCATTCCAACCATTACTTGATCCTCTGGTATGCGGTTTGTGCCCTACGGTAATCCCAACTGTCCTGTCCGATAGCTTCGTTATTAAGAGAAAACTCAGTTAGCGTTTGGTAGCTCGTATTTACACCCTCAAAAAGACCCATGAATTTTTCTTTGGAATTAACTGTTCGCATATACGTATAGCTTTCACTATCCCCGTGATAAGTGGAAAAGGTACCGTCGGAATTTGCTCTTAAAATCGTATGGTCAGTAGCGGGGTCTCTTACTTGCCCATCAAGGGTTGTGCCGGACGCCCAACTCAAATTTCCAGACAACGGTATCTTCCGTATTCTGACCTTGTAGCTAGGAGCTTCTTCTTGGAAAGTGATGTATAGGTGCGTAGAACTTCCTGACATCTGTTTTATTTCGTGAACGGGGACGTTTGAAGCGTATAAATCTACGACCGCATTGGCGTTATAGTTGTTGGTACCTACAGAAAATCCGCTGTGACCAAAACTATCTCCAGTCATGCTGTAGCGAAATAGATGGCTCATCCCAGAGCCTTTAGAGCTATAGGCAAACAGCACATATAGCTGTCGGTTCACAGGATCCCAGTGATGAGCAGCGTTTGTGCTACTGCGCGCATAGACATAATTTCCTTGGTGCAGGTCGTTGCCCGAGGTGTCCCTTAGAAAAAAATTGGTTTGGCTGGAGCTGAGTCTACCCGCGTCGGTACCCGACCCGCCGACTAAAGAATGGCACCACCCTCGCAATTGCCCCCCAGAGTAGTAGCCAATAGCCATGCTGAAGTAATTATTCGCATTGGATATAGATGTGGGCACAGACCCGTTGCACTTTATGTACCCCATCGAGAGAAGCTCAAAACCAGACACGCCTGGAAAAGCAATGTTATTGACCGACACATTTGACGTTATGTTTGTATGACCCCAAGCATTGCCGCTGGAGGTTTGAGTGGCGAGCGCCCACGCGCCGTCTGAGGAAATTCCAAGACCCCTCGGACTCGAAGACCCTATAATTTCAGTCGCTTGGAAATCAGAAGCCGCTGAAAACGCAATATTTTCAGCATGAGCATCTGGATACGTCGTCGTGTCTACGGTTCTAGCGCCAGCCTTCAACCAAACTTGCCCGTCGGCATCGGTAAACAAATTTCCCCGATCAATGAAGAACCTAATCTCGTTAATCTTTGCGCCGCTACCGCCGCCACCTAGTTTAATAGCCATCTAAAGTTCCTTCCAGCCGATGGTGGAATCGACGTAAACCAGGGTTGCAGCAGCGTTCGCCGCAAGCTCACCGTTGTCTGCTGTCGAATTAATGGGTGATCCAGCGCGAGCTACCGTGACCGTGCCAGTACCTGCGTTTTTGATGAAAACCACGTTGCCAGCGCTGGGGCTTGAGGGCAGCGTAATAGTCACCGCGCTTGATGAGTTGACTATGAGTTGGTCGCGAGTAACCGCTGTATAGTTCCCCGTCTTGATGGAGAAGTTATTGAAAGCTCCACCAGCGCCTGCTGATAATTTCGCGGATGTTATAGCGCCATCAGTTATTTTTGCTGACGTAATGGCGTTGTTTGCTATCGCCGCAGTGCCGACCGCGCTGTCAGCGATCAAGTCAGCCGTAATAGCGTCGTCGGTAACACCCGTTGTTTTAATGGTAGTGAGCGGCATGTCAGGCTCCTAGCACTGGACGAGTAGTTGGGAAATCGTCACTTTCGGGCCAGTGTATTAATTGAGTCCTGTACGTCAGATATGCTTCTCGGTCTGAGTGATCCATATCAGACATAATAAAGTCTGTAGCCTCAAGCTCTCCATCACGCCACGCTATTGCAGCTTGTTCTTCGGCTGGCATTGAAGGTGTAGGGCGATTTTCTGGGAATTCTTCCGTTTCAGGCCAGCCGCGTAAGGCTTGGCGATACACGAGGATCGCTTCTGCGTTCGGGTAGTCAGAAACCATAGCGGCTATATCTGTACGCTGTAGTTCTTCATCGCGCCACTTTCTAGCTTCTTGCTCTGGAGTTAATACAGTCATCCCAATCATCACTTAATCCTCTGATAAGCAGTTTGCGCTCGGCGATAATCCCAACTGTCTTGACCGATTATGGGAGTGTCTAAAGTGACCTCTTTTATCCTGTTGTTGTAGTTAGTATTGTCGTGTACCAAAAACTTATCTGTTGACCCCACAGTCCGGTAATAAACTGGAAAATCGTGTTTACTGAATGGTTCAAAACTGCCATTAGAATTTTGAACAAAGAAGGAGTAAGGGAAGTTCCCTACGTCTGTGCCGGTAGACCAATTCAAATTACCCGAGAAAGGTATTTTTCTCATTTTTGGGGCGTAATCAGCGTCCTGGTAGTACACATATAAGTGCGTAGAACTTCCGGACATATGATAAATGCGGTATGCAGAGGACTGTGTTTGCCAGTCCACAACCTGATTAGCATTTATGTAGGAAGAAGTGCCATTTCCCGCGTTGGTATTACCCCAAGCGTTAGAACTCATGCTGTAACGAAACAAGTGGCACCTGTCGGTACTGTAGGAAAACATGACGTATAGCTGTCGATTTCCAGGGTTAAAGTGAAAAGCTGCGGGCTGGGAGTCAGCTGTATAAGAGTAAGGGGTATTGTTTAGCGCTGTGCCCGAACCATCCCTCAATACCAACCATGCCGCCAAGCCATTGGTCTTACCTGCGTCAGTGCCAGACCCCCCGACTAAATGGAAGCTTACAAGCGATGTGCCATTAAAAGAGCCCAGCATTCCGGCGAAGTAACCATTGGCATTGGAAACGCTTGACGCCAGACCTGAAGTAGCAGCGCACTTGACATAACCACAGCTAAACGGGGTAAACCCTGAGTAAGCAGTGAATGTATTTACCGTATCCGTTGCTATGTCAGTGTGAGACACACTTGTGCCGCTGAAGCGATTGATTGTCCACGCACCGTCTGAAGACACACCTAAGCCCTTGGCGGGTTGCCCTGTAGATGCGCCTGCTTGGTAATCGCTGCTAAATGACATTACAACATCATTAGTATCAGCGTCTGGGTACGTCGTCGTATCTAAGGTTCTAGCGCCAGCTTTGAGCCAAACATGCCCGTTTGAGTCGGTGAATGAATCTCCTCGATCAGTAAAGAATTTGACCTCGTTAATTAGAGTTCCACCGCCGCCAGATACAAAATCTGAAAACTTACTCATGACATTGCCCACCCGACCGTAGCGTTCGTGTATATAAATTGTAGTGATAAGTGAATTTGATCTAACGTCATGTCGCTCGCGCTGGACATGATGTTGCTGCCGTTACGACCGATTACGGTGTCAGCAAAGTTACCGACAGTGACTAGGACTCTTTGACCGATCACGGGAGAAGCGGGAAGCGTGATGGTTCTGCCAGCGGTATCTACATAGACATGCGTATTTACCGTTGCAGTCATATTGGCGCTTGCAACAACCGTTGTTATGCCAACCGCAACGGGTTCTGACGCAATTTTAGCTGCCGTCACCGAGTCGTCTGCCAGAGAGGCTGTGGCTACAGCGTTCGCCGCAAGCTGATCCGAGCCTACAGCGTTGTTCGCGATCTTTGCCGAGGTTATCGCATCGTCCACGACAGACGCTGTGACCACCGAGCTTGAGGCTAGTTGGTCTGCTCCTACCGCGTCGTTCGCGATCTTAGCTTGAGTCACCGCATTATCCGCGATCTTTGCGGTAACCACTGAGTTGTTGTCTGGGGTACCGATGCTGAGCGTGACCCCCTCAGAACTCATGACCTCGATAGCCACACCGTTTTCTGGCGCGGTGCTAAAAGTTATCGTAGCTCCAGATACTGAGTAGTTCGCCTTGCTTTGGTACACGCCGTCGAAGTACACGTTAGTGTTGTTCTCGACAGTCTGCGCGGCGAGCGTAAACGCGGTAGTCGAGCCGTTACCTGTAAGCTGAGTGACCACAAAAGTTGTTGATGTCGTAGAGACTTCAGCAATTGTAGCCGCAGTAACCTCAATGACTGACCCGCTAGCGGGCGCGGCTGAGAAGGTTATAACGTCGTTAGCGACGGAATAAGCGGATTTGTTCTGGTAAACGCCGTCGATGTAAATGAGCGTATTCGCGATCAACGGGGATGACGATATCGTGTAAGCGGTTGTTGATCCGTCACCAGTAAACGTGTTGACGTTTAGATCGGCTCCACCGCCACCAATCTCGCCCCAGCCTGACGTATAACCCTCAAACTGGCTGGTTGTGCTGTTAAATCGGAACATGCCAGCAGCAGGACTGCTGTCTCGCTGAGCGGTCGTACCAGTTGGAACCTTAACCGAGCCGGTGCCATTCAGGGTTAGGTTATTGAACGCAGGGCTGTCAGTGGTCGCTACGCCTTGGTTCAGCGCTTTCACAGAGGCTATAGCGGTAAGCTCGCTGTCCATCAGCGCACCAGCAGCCGTTACGTTCGTCGAGTCAGTTACATCTGCGCTGGCTTCAACGCCATCTAGCTTGGACTTCAACGCATTGGTGAAGTTGTTTTGCGTCAAACCACCGTCACCTACCGTGTAGGTGGTGTTGTTGTCCGTGCTGGTGATCGTGAAGTTAGGATACGTCCCACTGACAGTTGTAGCGCCAGCGCCTGTCAGAGCAACGGTCTGATCTGAAACATCGTTCAAACTACCAGCAGTTAAGCGGTTCTCAGCTTTGTCGCCCGACGCATAAGCCCTAGCGGTCGTGCTCTCTTGCGCCCGAACTACGGTCAGGGTGTTCGAGCTAACCGCTGTGACCTTCACGATCTCTACGTTACCGCTGAGATCTTCAAAAGTTACATAGAAGTACTCGCTGCCCGAAATAGAAGGAAACACGGAAGCATCCGCAACGGCAATCGACGTAGCGGAGCTTGTGATCCCTGACGACAGCGTCGTCTTAGCATTGTTGCTAAATTTTACAGACATCTATGCTCTCTCGATTAAGAAGCGGTAATGACCCACGAAATACTCATAGCGTCGTTAGCCCCTTTATTGACCACAGAAAACACGGTTCGGCATAAAAGATCGCCGTTAGAGCTGGCGTTCAGGATGCCCGCTTCAGTCAACGCACCAGTTCCAGTGCCAGCAGCAAACGTGCAGACGTAAGTAATTGTGTTGCTTGAGACAGTGCTCGAAGTTAACGCAGTACGGGCAACCTCTGCTCCGAGCGCGGTGTCATTCGCAGCCGCTGCTGTAGCCGACGTACCAACAGCCATATGGCTCATCGCGCCTTTGGTGGTGTCCTTCATCCGCGATGTGACGTATGCCTTGCCAGATGTGACAACCAAGTTCGGGATCTCTTGAACCACTTCGCCGTTGATCGCAACGGTCACATGGCCTTTCAGTTTTAATTCAGAGTCAAACATTCCAATATCCTCTACGAGTTTAAGGGGTAAGTATTAAGCGCTGACGTAGCCAGTACCGAGGAAACCGTGGTCAGAAGAGAGACGCTGACATTCTCACCAAAGGTCACAGATTCGTTGAAATCGCGGGCGAAAGAGACTTCGCGAGCAAACACGTCCGTTACTGAAATCGAGTCGCTTGGGGCTTTCGCTACAGCAAGCACCTGTGTGTCAGCAAAGGTAAATACATTGACCTTGTTAGAACTCGTTTCTTTGCTGAAGGCATCCACCGTCGCGGCGTCGTCCAGCGCGAATTGGTCAGACAACGCCCGAACATAAGTAACCGAACGGGCAAAATTGTCGGTGACAGCGACCGAGTCGCTTTCAGCCTTCGAGACTCCGAACTGAGCCGCTTCGGTCATAGACAGCGCATCGCTCTTCGCTACTGACACAGCCATTTCAACCACATCAGCCAGCGGTATCGAGTCAACAACTCCCTTGTCGATGGACAGTACACTCACGTCGCTGATCGCGAAGGAGTCGTCGAAGTCACGCAAGATGGTCAGAAGAATCGTTACATCTTCAGAGAATGCGAAAGCGTCGATCAGACCTTTCTGCACTTCTACAACTTGGCTGTCAGAGAAGCCGAACGAGTCCAAGTTCGTCTTTGTGAACCCGAGCGAAGCTACATCGTTGAAGCTGATCGTATCGTCACGGAAGTATCGATTCAGCGTATCGGGATCGAGGATAATTTCTGACGCAACAACGTCTTGCCACGCGATTTCGCCACGAGCGAACTGATAAGCCGTTGCCGCTTCGATCTGAACAAACGTCGCCCCAGACCGAATATCGCGATGAGTTAGATCAGTTTTTGCCGCCATCAGTCAAAATCACTTCTGACTTTCAGCTTGATAAGGTCGTAGACGGTCTGGATACCCCCACTAGAGAAGGTAATCTCAATCTCACCTTCAAACGTACCGGCTGTATCCAAGGTACCTGGAGGAAAGCCTGTTACTACTTTCCCAGCGCTTCCGTCGGTTATCGTGCAAATAAGAGTGCTTTTTACCGTGGTGCTGCCTAGCTCACGCAAGCGTAGCCTCACTGATCCGCCGCTTACGTTTATCGGCGCCCAAGTGGTGCTATCGTCCAAATCTAAAATTTGACCAGACGCAGCCGTGTTACTGTCCCTCAGAGTAAAGGTCAGCTCGGGCAGGGTGTCACCCGTCACTAAATTTATGGTCTGCGAATACGCCATTTACTGCACCTATGTCAACCAAATTATATTAACACAATACCATTCTGCATCTAATGTTTGCATTTCAAATCTTATAGGCGACAGATGCAGTCAGCGACCTCTTTCCGATTAAATGAACGCCCTCGGTTTGCAGGTCAAGGAGCCGCCAGCAAACCCGTACTTGACCTGACGAGCAGCTCTACCAACAGCCTTCTCGAATAGCTGATTGTTCATTTGAGCAGCGCTGCCGTTCGAGAACGGTTGCCCGCTCATCATTTGAAGGCGATACAAAGCTCCGTGAGTTATTGCCTCGCGGTTTTCACGACCAATTGAGTCTGGGATGGAGCTGCTAGTCGCTGTCGGTTTAACGCTAAATACGACCTTGAGAGTCCTTGTTGCGTCTGGGACCGGAGCTAAGTAGAAGTCGGTGTTATCACGCTGAGAATAGTATCGAGGCACTGCTCGATCTGTTTCATTCCCCAGTCGCATTTCAAGCTCTGAGTACCCTACGGGCTGAAGAGCTTGCTTATCATTGTAGACATCAATGATGTGATTCAGCTCTGTTCCGCTTGGAAGGCTTACAGAGTATTCGTTTACGCCAGCAACGATGATGACCTCTTCAGGCTCTGCCGTGTAAATATCGGTTCTGGCACAGAAATCTATCGAGCTGTCTCGAACAGCCCTTTCTATAAGGAAGTCTGGAGCACCCTGAACCTCCGGCTTTATGTAAATTGATAGATCTGAATACTTCACTACATTCTCCCGCTAAGCGCGTCTGGGTTCTTCGGGACAGGTGTCGTCGCGCCATCAGCTTGAGTCTTTATCCCTAGCGATTGGGCAAACGATTGATAGTGCATTTGCGATCTAGCTGCGTTGCCAGAGTACTCAGCGTCCTTCTGGTAAGCCCGATACAGGATGTAATCCAGTACAGCGTTTGCATATACGTCATCTAAGCTAATTGTCTGAGTGTCAGTGCTGAAATTGCTGATCGAAATAGCTGAAGGGGTGGCGCTATAAATGATCGCTAAAGAGTGAGTGCCGCTGACGCCTTTGGGGTAAACATAAAAGTTCTTCGGGTCGGCTGGGTCGTAGATGAAGTGCTCTATCCCATTCGTTCCCGCGATTGCGTTGTGCCAGTCCGGGAGACTCTCATCGAGTATTTTTCGGCTAACCTGGGTTACTGATCGACCATCCACGTTTTGAACAATATCCAGTAATCGCAGAGCCGCAGATGGCAGGGACTGCTTGCTGCCATTGGCTAAAGCGAGAGTCGCGTTGACGCTGTTAGCGTCAGGACGATGCAAGACCACTTCATTCTGGGCGTCATTGAAGAACTTCAGAAGCTCCGCGTTTGGGTAGCGCGTGTGATTCGTGTCCTGAAGCAGGATCGAAGCTCGATCCAACAGATCAATGACTTTAATCGTCGCCATCAGCTTCTTCCCATTCAATGACTTCTAAGTCTGGATTTCCCGCGAACAAATCGTCGTAACTAAAGACGTTGCCCGTGATGATGTTTTTCACCGTCTTGGGTCTCATGACCTTCGGTGCTGGAGTGGGGTCATCCCGCTCTTTCTCTAGCCGCTGCAATTGATCCTGAAGATCAGAAAGCTTCAGGCGTCGATCCAGCTTCATGCCGAATTGATTTAGCGCCTGCTCGTAGACTTCGTCTTTGTTTGTTGCAACGTCCATAAAATTCACTTGTTGGTTAATGGAGAAAGGGGCTGCGAAAGCAGCCCCCATCCAGTAGACCTCTTAGGTCCACTTACCTACGACCAATGCGTCAGGCGTTACGACCTTAGATCCAAAGACCTTCAAGCCGCGAACCTGATCACCGAAGGTAGACTCCATGCGAACAGTTTCAGTATTCGTGAACTGAGACGCGAAGGAGATAGCCTTGGGGTGACCCGCAAGAACGTGGGTGTAGCCAGAATCAGCACCTGACCCTGGGGTGTAGAGCATGTTGCTCTGGTACACCGTGAAGCGATCAACAACACCGACCTTGCCGTTACGCAGAGGAGAGGTGTCATCACCGGTCAGATAAGCCTGACGCAGCTCGCTTTGCTTGAGCAGAGAAACAAACTCAGGAGACAGGACGATGAATCGACCCTCTTCTGGGATGTTCAGCTCATCCAGTGCCTTCGCTTGATCCAAGATCGAAGTCAGGATGTTGCTCGCACTGATAGTGGTTTGAGCACCAATGGTGGTTGCGCCAGTAACTACGCCGCTCAGTACTTGAGTTTCAACAGCTACGCGCATGCCTTCGGCAGCGTCAGAGCTGGCAGCTTCCAACATGTTGATGTCAGCCTGAGCTGCCAACACGTCGTCAACTTTGAAGCTGTAGTACTTCGCTTTGTCGATCAGCAACTCAACTTTAGCTGTGGTCAGCTCTTGAGTCGTGATTGAACCGGCATAGTCGTTGATCGTTACGGCAGGAACCGTGCGGATAACAACCTTGTCGCCCTGACCGGAAATCTCACCTTCGTAGTCGGTGTTAGAGATGTTCGGCAGAACAGACGCGCCATAGAACTTAGCTTGCAGAAGCTTGCTAAATACTTCAGGGATGAAATTGACTTCAGAAGTCGCACCCGTAGAGAAAAATGAAAAAGCCATTATATTGTCCTCACAAGAGAATTAATTTAACGGCGGATCGATCCCTCAGCCTGCGCCCGTAAGATATCGACTTTATGCTTCTCGAATTCAGCGAGAGGCATGTTGACGATGTCTTGGACGGTCCAAGATTTCTTTCCACCTGTAACATTGGCTTTTCGCGCTTTGGGCAATTTCGGTTCTGC